ATAAAACAGACTTAGACAACAATGTTAATGAATATTATGTTAATAACTTATTTTTTAGAGATAAAAAAGATTGGGTTGCTGGTACTCCTGCAGACATTGTTGCATTAGGATGCTCTCATACATACGGTATTGGGGTTCCACAAGAATATACCTGGCCTTCAATTATTGAATCAAAGACTCAAAAAGTTGTTGCAAATTTAGGAATGTGTGGAGCATCTGCAGAAAAAATGCTAGAGTCATTTTTTCTTTATTTAGATACAGTTGGAATTCCAAAATATTTATTTGCATGTTTTCCAGATCATCTTCGTTATAGCCATGTTGTTGAAGGTAATTTTTTTATTTTAAATGATAATCAATTAGGCAATAACCTAAGTTCAAGAAAAGTAGTTACCCATACAAGAACTTCTGATTATATAAGTGGTGATGTAGATGTAAAAAATAAAATAATTAAGTTACCATCTGATCCTAGATACTTAATTCCAAAAGAAGAATCGCTAAGCCAATATATCTCGTCTATTTATATTATTGAAAAACTTTGTAAATTTTTAAATATAAAGTTTTATTGGAGCACATGGCATGATTCAACAAGAGGAATATTTTTAGAAAAACTTTTTTCACAAGAAGGCTTTTGTTTAAATAAAGATAATTTTATAGAAACTATTACTTCAGGACTTTTAGCAAATCCATTTTTAAACCCAGTAGAGTATCTTGATGAGCAAGAGTGTGACTCTACTCATGAAATGAATGTAGAAGATTATGAGAAATATCAAGAAATGTGGAAAGTTGCTTCTGATAAAAGTCACCTTGGAATTCATTGGCAACATCATGCTGCAGAAAGTTTTATTAAACAGTTGGAGTTAAATCAGTGATAATATTAGGAGTTAATGAAACCTCACATGACGCTTCTGTTTCTTTAATTAAAGATGGAGAGATTTTATTTGCAGGGCATGCTGAAAGATATAGCAAACAAAAAAATGATTGGTATATCAACGATAGTCTAATAAAAGATGCTTTGCAGTATGGTGTACCAGATCATATAGCCTACTATGAGAAACCGCTTTTAAAGGCCTCTAGGCTGCTTTTAAAGGGTGGTAGCGGAGATTGGATGCCTAGGTTTAACATAGAAGGTGTTCCTAGAAAATCTTTTGGACACCACTATTCTCATGCAGCAGCAGGTTACTATACTAGTTCTTTTAATGATGCAGTTATTGTAGTTCTTGATGCGATTGGAGAATACAATACCTCGACAATTTGGGTTGGAGAAGGCGATAAGATTAAACTAAAATATAAGCAAAACTATCCAGTTAGTTTTGGATTATTTTATTCTGCATTTACACAATTAATTGGTCTTATGCCAAATCAAGAAGAATATATTATGATGGGTATGGCTGCTTACGGAGACTGGACAAAATATTATAGTAGGGTCGATGAGTATTTCCCTTCATATACTAAACAAAAATATAACTTTCACAAAGGTATAACTGACTGGGGATGGATTGAATCAGAGCAGGATAAGTTTGACATTGCTGCAGCAGTCCAAGTTGTTTATGAACAAAGACTAAATGATTTTATGCGTATGGCAAAGAGTCTAACTGGTAAAAAGAATTTAGTATTTATGGGTGGATGTGCTCTTAACTCTTCAGCAAATACTTTATTGTGGAACATCTTTGATATGATTTGGATCATGCCAAATCCTGGAGATGCAGGAAGTTCTTTAGGAGCAGCAGCAGCATTATATGGTAAGCACCTTAATTGGAAGTCTCCCTATCTAGGACATGATCTTGGTGGAGAGTATCCAGTGCAACAAATAGTTGACACAATATTAAAAGATGGAATTGTAGCAGTTGCCACTGGCAGGGCAGAATACGGCCCAAGAGCCTTGGGTAATAGAAGTATTCTTGCAGACCCAAGGGATCCAAACATTAAAGATAAAGTAAATATGATCAAAAAGCGTGAACTATTTAGACCATTTGCTCCAGTCATTATGGAAGAGTGTGCACCTCATTGGTTTGATATGGATTTTTCTTCTCCTTATATGCAGTACACAGTTAAATGTTTACAGCCCGAAAAAATTCCATCTGTTGTTCATGCTGATGGAACATCTAGAGTTCAGACTGTTAATCGTAATGAGCATAGAGGTTTGTGGAGAGTATTAAATAAATTTTATTTAAAAACTGGAGTTCCTATACTTCTGAATACTAGTTTAAACATTAAAGGACAACCATTGCTTAATGATAATCAAGACATACTTGACTGGGAAGCACACTATGGGTATAATATAATAGTAGGCACCAGTAGCCAAGTTGGTTAAGGCCCCGAACTCATAATTCGGTTATCGTAGGTTCAAGTCCTACCTGGTGTACTAATGGGGATTAACTCAGTTGGTAGAGTGCCGAACTGTTAATTCGGATGTCACAGGATCGAGACCTGTATCCCCAGCCACACCTCTTTAGTTCAGTGGACAGAACGATGGACTTCTAAGCCATGCGTCGCAAGTTCGATTCTTGCCAGGGGTACATGGTATAATTATATTGTGACAATATAGTCGTTACTTTTGTGTCGGGAAACATTTTTGTAGCGTGTTGCAACACTATATTGTCCTTAAATTTATTTTGTTACACTAAAAGAAAAGGAAAGTCATGAAGACTATTGGAGATAAGTTAGGCAACTTTGCAGTTACTGGAGTCAAGCCAGGAGCATTAACATATGATGACTCATCATTTGAAGTATTAACACAGGATTCGTTTCCTGGAAAATGGAAGATCATTGTCTTCTATCCAAAGGACTTTACATTTGTATGTCCAACAGAAATTGTTGCCTACGATGCTTTAGTTAATGATTTTAATGATCGTGATGCAGTTCTTATGACTGGATCAGTTGATAATGAATTTTGTAAGATCGCATGGCGTAATGCACATGATGATCTAAAGAAGACAAATTCTTGGTCTTTTGCAGACACAGCACATCAACTTGCTGGAGACTTAGGAATTCACCACTCATCTGGTGTGACATATCGTGCAACTTTTATTGTTGATCCAGAAAACACTATCCAGCATATTACCATCAATAACCTTGATGTAGGTCGTAATGCAGATGAAGCACTTCGTGTTTTAGATGCCCTGCAAACTGGAGAACTTTGTGCATGCAACAGACCTCTTGGTGGGGATACTCTATAATGACTTGGGTTGACCAACTAAGTGAAAATCTTCCAGAGTACGCCAAAGACATTAGACTAAATCTTGATGCAGTAATTAATAGATCTAGCATTGATTCTGAGCAAGCACTTTATCTTTCTATTGCTGCAGCATTTGCTACTAATAATTCAAAACTTCTTACATTCTTGCTTGCAAATGCAACTGACGAAATAGAAAAGAATGCTGCACTTACTGCTGGAGCAATTATGGCTCAAAATAATGTTTGGTATCCTTACTTAGAGATGGCAGATGATGCTAATTTAAAGGGCTTGCCAGCACAACTTAGAATGAATGCTATCTCATCTCATGGTGGAACAACAAAGGGTAAGTTTGAAGCATACTCTCTTGCTTCATCTATTGTGGGCAAGTGTCATTTCTGTGTTAAGGCACACTATGAAACATTAAAGAAAGAAGGATACAGCATTGAACAGTTGCGTGATATTGGAAGAATTGCAGCAACTATGAATGCTTTATCAAAGATACTTTCTGCATAGATAATAAATGGTATAATTTTATAATGAGTATTGACGATAATAATTCTAGAAAACCACATTCTTTTGATCAAACAGAAGAAGACGTTATACTAACAGTTCGAACTCTTGCTCCAACAAAGTGGCTACTTATTGATAGAGAAACAGGGCAAACATATCAAGGAAATCCTGCTGGATATTGGGATAAACTTGAACCAAAGACTAAACAGTCTTAGTTGCTGGTTTTACTTTTGTTTCGTATGGAGCAATCTTGGATTTAATGCGACCATCTTTATATAATCTAACAATCCAACCATCTTTGATTTGAACTGGATTAAAAGCATGTGATTTTTTCTTTGGCATTATTTATCAATTCTAAATGGAGAATCAATCCAACTATCTGATTTAGCAACTGGAATACAATTAGGAACTGGTTTTCCATCTGCTCCTGGCTTCATTCCTCTTTGAACATAGCCATCCCAACAAGGTGCAGCCTTACCCATTTGAGAGTCATACATTGCCATAGCAGTTTCAGAGTCTGTAGCAGGCATAGGAGAGCATACTGGACAGTTTTCACAGTCTACATTAAGTGCCTCGCATGTTGGGCATCCACAGTCCTGGTAGCCGTTTGCAACAACCTCAACTTCTAATGCAAGTGGCTCTATCTTAGTAACCATCTTTGATTCTGCTCCAACTAAATATTCTGATTCTTCCCAGATACCTTCGTCTTCTTCAAGTTCAAGTGTACGAACAAGTACTGCTGGATTTTCTATAGATGCTTCAATTGCATAGTCTGAAGATGCAACTCCAAGCATGCCTTCAGTCATTACATACTGGACAATACCAACATGTATTTCATCTTCACAAGCAACAATGACAAAGTCACCTTCTACAACAATATCTTTCAATAGCGTTGATGAATCTATAGCCTTATTAGCACGATATTTCTTTTTCTTTTTCTTTGCTGGCTTCATACCCTGGGGCTTCTTGATTCCTACTCCTGATCCCTGAAATGGGACGGGTGATCCTGAAGCATCTCCAGATGGAGCAGCAGCCTCTTTAATAAATATATTACCTGATAGTGGAGTATTCATATTAATAGTATACCACACTTAACTAGCAAGCCTGTTATGAGTTCTAATTCTATGGCAATTAGCACAAACAACCTCACACTTTTCGATCTCTTTCTTGATAGCCTTCCATGAAAACCCATCATGGATCATCCTAGATATGTTGTATTTTTTATCTCTTACGTGATCAAAATCTAGGATTATATGGTTACCAACACCACAATCTACACAGCCAGAATCCTCTTTTATCTTAGCAAGCATCTTCTTATACTGCTGCTTATTATAATGGTCTAACTCTTTGTCAGTCATTGCTTCTATTATACCCTGCAATATTAAAGCCCCACACAGGCAATTCACCTGACTTGCGCCACGGTCTCTATCCAATGGGTAACTAATCCATCACTAAGGTCCTGTGTGGGGACATTTATATTGTACTACTTAATTGCGATTGTTTTTGGCAGTTTATCTTCTGGGATCTGCTTTTCAAGTCTGATATCTAAGATACCATCCTTAAACTCAGCCCCAACTACCTCAACAAACTCAGGAAGGGTGAAGATATCAGTAAACTTACGAGCAGCAATGCCCTTATGTAGATACTCCGCACCCTCTGGTAACTCAGCATCCTGCTTCTCGCCCTTTATTGTAAGTTTGCGATTGTCTAGCGATACTGAGACATCATCCTTAGAAAATCCAGCCAAAGCAAATGAAAGAATATACTCTGTATCATTTAGTTTGACTTGATTGTAAGGTGGATAGTTTGTTGTTGTTGTTACCTTCTGAAAATTTGAGAAGGTATTGAAAAATGGATCATTAAAAAGATCCAGTGCTGTTTTTACCATGTTATTCCCCTTTCAAGCGAATAAGTTAATTTACCCCCCATTTGGGCAGGTATTAAAATTATAGCATATAAAATGAGCAGTTTATAGACGACTGCTCAGGTCTATCAGCCACGGGTTTCAGCCTGCTGACTCTCTTTTCATCGAGCATCCGTTGCAAAACCTTTTAAAGTCTTATAGCGGAATAGTATATATTGTATCACAATATGCTATAATTATACAATAGCGAAATGAGGAAATTATGGATCAACAAAGATTAGATAATGCTAAGAGCGGATTTACAGAAACATCTACTGGTAAAAGATTTAACTTTACATCACCAGTTCCAGGTATACATATCTATAAGAATGTTTGGCCCACCTCTATGGATACAATGAATAAACTACTTACAAAGGAGTTTTGGGAAGAGGTATCTGATAAGCAAGGTGCTCGCAAATGGGTCCGTGAAGATTTTTTTGATGATGTAGAGTATACAAAAGAAAACGGCAAACAATCAGATACTTGCTGGCTCTATAATTATAAAGAGGCTAACGAAGCGTTTAGAGACATTATTGACTCATACTGTTTTCATTGGAACCTTGACCCAAAAAGTAGAGAAAGTCTAAGAATATCTAGATTCTCAAATGGTGAATTTTTTGGAGCACATAGCGATGATACTTATGCAACACCAAGGACAGTATCTTTAGTGTATTACCCTAATGATGACTATGAGGGTGGCGAACTTGAATTTATTCACTTTGGGGTTACTATCAAACCAGAAGCAGGAGACTTATTTGTTTTTCCATCTGGCTATTCATATGAACATAAGATTCATGAAATTAAATCTGGTAACCCTAGATGGACTATTGTAAGTTTTTTAAATTTTGCAACTGATGATGAAGCAGATCTTCGTAGATCAAAGATAAAAGTTTTTCCTTATAAGCCTGAATTTTCTAGCCTATTCTAAACATAAAATAAAAAGGGGGCCTTGGTTGTGGCCCCCTTTCTTTTTGCTAATTTACTTCTTTGGTGCTGCCTTCTTCTTAGCAGGAGCCTTCTTTACAGTTGCTTTCTTAACTGCTGAATCAACTTCTGCTGCATCTGGAAGAATTCCAAACGCTGTGTCGTTAGGATTGATTGCACGAATTGCTACGGGCGCTAGTGCAGCCAATAGAGAGTATGCAAGCGTCTTAAGATCTGTCACACCTGACATATAAAGTGCAAGACCTGCACCAAGTACTGATCTTCCGTATGACGCTAGTAGTGCTTTGATTTGTTCATTATTCATATTATTCCTCCTAGGATATAATTTGTGTTAGTATTGTGAAGCCAATCCATAAACCAATAATTCCTGCGACTCCCGCAAAAACTGGTGGTGCTGGTACTGGCAATTTGAATGCAGCAAACACGACACCGCACCCAAAACCTGTTAGTGTTGACAAGAAAACATCTTTCATTAACTTAACTCCTCTTTTGGCAAAAGTGATAATAGTATTTCCGATTCCTCTACCAAACCTTTATTTTTTAGGTCTTGTGCAACTTCTTTAATAGTCTTTTGTGATGACTCAATATAATTATATGCCCATTCCCTAGAGTCTGTTACAAACTTTAAGAATCCATCGTCTTCTTTTTTGCTTTTTGTTTGTTCTATTTCAAGTTCAGAGGTTAATCTTTCAATTATTTCTTTTGTATCAAGGGCCTGCTGAATTACCTGTACATTTTTTTTGTATATACGAGATTTTAATTTGGCATTATCAAAAATAAGTTTAAATAAAACTATTAAGATAAAAGAATAAAGTATATATGTAATCATTTACTTCCATCTCTTGTTAGTAAAACTATTGCGCCTTCCATCTCTAAGGCTTTTTTAACAGA